CGGCTACGGCGTTTTTCGGAACATCTCTCCTTGCCCTGTAAGCAACCAATGGGCAGATACGCCATAATCTCTGACGAGATACACAAGCCACGGCAACTGTGCGCTATTTTGCGTGGCATTAGGATTTTTTGCTTCGAGGGCATTCAAGTTCCACCGGTTGATATTATATCGGTCGGTAAAAGTCTTTTTTCCTCGTATCATTCCCTTTGCTTTCAGGGCGTATAAAGCCTCAAAGAATCGGGCTGTTATTTCTTCGTTTTCACTTTGCTGCATATCGTTTCTGAATGGGCGTTTGCGGCCTTGAATTTTGCACCTATTTTATCCTCTCGCTCCTGTAATAACCTTTGCCATTTTGAAACCAATTCAGGGCTGAAATCTGGCTTCTTATGTCCTATGACAACAAACTCGTAGTTTCGCAATTCTTCGGGGGTCATTACAGGCATATATTTCTCAATATCGAGCAATGCCAGCATATTTTCGAGCATTGTTTTTCGAATGTCGGCATACTTGGGTTCTTCAATCATATCCCCCTCACCGGTCAGGAACCAACGGGCATTGATGTCGGGCATTTTAGAAACAATCGTCATTACCGGCGTAATACCGAAATTCTCCCCTTTGAGCAATTTTGTGAGATATTGAGGCGTCCAGCCCAATAAATCTGCAAATTCTCGTTGCCGCCCGCCTGTCTTGTATTTGATTATTTCGAGCAACCTTGTATTCATAAAATTCAATATAACGGTACTTTATATTGAGTTCGTCCGAACTCTATTATCCTGCAACGGCAGAGGTGGCATTGTCTTCCTGCTGGACAGATGTTTTTTTGCTTTCCGCAATCTGCTGTTTCAGTATGGCGACCAATTCGTCTATCTGTTTGTCCTTGCTTTTCAGGCTTTCGGCCTGCGTTTGTATCACCTCCCAAACATTTGACGGAATAGTTACAACACTTCCCCCCGCCTCCGAAGAGTTAAGCATATTACCCTCGCCCGTCAGTATCCAAACTTCGTTTATATTTTTATCGACAGACGCCAATTTCTGTACAAACCTTTCCGATAAAGGGACTTTCCCATTTACTATCTGTGAAAATGAGGATTTTGTATAGCCTAATTTCTCGGCCAATTCACGCTCGTTTTCGGCGTATTCCATAAAAACGAGCCAATTTATTATTTTTCTAACTCTTTGTATTTCCGTCATTTACAATCATTCTTAAAATCAAATCGCAACTTTGTGTCGAAAATTTTGTTTGAAATCGAAACAAAGTTTATATTTGCACACGGGTTTTAATAAAACCGCATTCAAAAATATGAATAAAAATTTGAAATCGAAAATAAACCAAACAGTAAATGCAAAAATAATGGAGCAAAAGGTTTTCAAAACGGCCTATCAGGAAGAGCAGGAAGCCAGAGATATGGCTATCTACAATGAATGGAACGAGTTAATGTCCGTCCCTGGACAAAGCGCAACCGGCGTAACCCAGCATCTGATGCAAAAGTACAATATCCATTCCTCATCAACTATTTGGGTTATGCGTAAAAGAGCCGAAAATCGGCTTAAAAAGGAGGGCAAATTATGAGTACGAAATTAAGCCCCGAAGCTGCACGAGCCAAGTACGAATACAACAAAAAATACCAGCAACGGTATTGGGAGAAAAAGGCTGCGGGCAAACAGAATACCCTGCAACAGCAAATACAGACGGAGGAGGTTTCAGTTGCCCGCAACGGCATGGATGACCAACGGTACATAACTGCTCTCGAAACTTCGAACAAAACGCTCAACAGCGAAAATCGCCGCCTCGTCAGGCTTTTGCACAACTATCAGAAAATTATCGCTCAATCAATAGTTCCTGCTCTATGAAAACAGACAAACAGACAATCGCCAAATATGCCCGTATGTATGCGATAGGCTTATGGGGAATCCTATCTATCCTTTGGCTCTCCGGCGAACCGATAGACGATATGTCCTTGGGGAAATTCTGCTTGCTGAAAGGAGGCGGGCTGGTCTCGCTGGGGTTATGTTGCCTCGTAGGAAAAAGGCTCGACAAAGCAGGACTGCTACCTGATTTGAACGATGAAAATGATTGTGAGATATGAGCTGCTCGGTATGTAACGGCTACCCCGGTTGCCCATGTTGCACTCCGGAACCTCGAATGATAACCTGCCCAGCCTGCAATGGTACGGGAGAAATCTACTACAACGAGAACGGCGACCGGATTTCCGAAGAAGCATACGCCATATTGCCAGCCGAGGCAAGAGAGATTGAAAGTTGCGGCGAATGCGACGGGATGGGCAGCATAGAAGATATTTATGAACCTGATTATGACTAACGCAATGAATGATAAAGACAAACAACACCGATCGGAGGAATTCCAAGAGTTGACCTCCAAAATAGACCGGCTTGAAAAAATAACACTGCTGGGAGCAAAAAATGTTCTGACGATAGATGATGTTGCCCTGATAACAGGGTTTACGAAAGGGCATATATACCGCCTGACAAGCGGACAAAAAATACCGCACTACAAGCCTAACGGACGCACTCTTTATTTCAAGAAAGATGAAATCGAAGATTGGATGCTGCAAAACAAGATACAGACGAATGCCGAGATTGAAAGTGCAGCTACTACCTATACAGCAATCAACAAAAAGAAGTGAGTTATGGAAGATAGCCTCAATTCAGCAAAAGCCCGCATCCGAGCAGCCTTTGAATCAGGAATCAGGATGACAACGGCACAAGGGAACCGAATCGGGCAGACCGTCGATTTCCGCAAGATTGTATCGCTCCTCAAAAGCGAGGGATTCGAGATACAAAGCTATTGGAATGAAAAAGACGGGCGACGCTGGAAAACCTATTACCACCAACACCCGCTACCGATGAAAGGAACACGCATGAGTGAATTGGGGCAATCCAAATTACCATTATAACATGCTGGGGAGGCGAGGCGGAATTACGCTAAGGTGGCGATTTAAGTGCGCTCACGGACTTTGCCACCTCTATTTCGCAGGTTCGAACCCTGCCCCCAGCACAAGCAAAGCCCGAAGCTGTAAGAGGGCAAAAAATCAGCAATTATGAGTGATATTATTGAAATCAAACAGGCTGATATGCTGCAAGCAATCAACCGGGCGGAGGTAGATACGCAAATCGCCACCGCAAAGCAGTATCCCCGTGATATTTACGGGGCATTGAACAACATCAAAACAATCGCCACACTTGATAACTCGACGGCGGAAGATTGTTTCTATGCCCTGCGCCGACAGGGAACTCTCATTGAGGGCGTATCGGTACGCCTCGCAGAAATTATCGCAGGGGCATGGGGAAATATGCGGGTACAAACCCGCATCATCGGAAACGACGGCAAGACTATCACGGCGCAAGGCGTATGCCATGACCTCGAAACCAACCTTGCCGTTTCGGTCGAAGTGAAACGCCGCATAACGGATAAAACCGGCAGAACCTACTCGGAAGATATGCAGGTTACAACCGGCAACGCAGCATCGGCAATCGCTTTCCGAAATGCAGTTCTGAAAGTAGTTCCGAAAGCCGTAACGAAGCGGGTTATCGACGAAATCAAACAGGTTGCACTCGGCAAATCCATAGACCTCGAAACCCGCAGACAGAATATGATTGCCTACTTCGGCAAATTGGGCGTATCGCAGGCGGACATCCTCACCTACTGCGGAGTGAAACGCATTGAAGAAATCACCAGCGAAATGGTGTTCGAGTTGAGCGGCCTGAAAAACGCCATAAAGGAGGGTACAACGACCGTAGCCGAGACATTCAAGCAGAACACCGCCGACGCAGAGAAGTTGGCCGAGGAAGCCCGAAAACAGGCCGAAGCCAAACGCCAAAAGGTTGCGGAAGCCGCCGCAGCATCTTCATCCACAGTACAAGGCGACGGGCAACCCGCCGCTACTCCGGAGGCTGTAAACCCCGAAACCGGTGAAATGACCAATAAATAACCGCTCGCAAGAGCATAACTCAACATTACAATGGATAACGTAGAAATCAAAAAAACGAACCTCGAAGCAGCTTACAAACAGGCTGACGACAACACGAAAAAATTGCTCGCCACATTGTTCGGCGATGCAGTAACCGCCACAGACAACCGTCCCGTAACAGAACGTATCAAGACGTTCGAGGATGCCTGCAAGGAGCTTGGCGATGAACATCCTCTTGTAAAAGAGTGGAACTATTGGCAGGGATGCTGCTCCGCAGACCTTGCCGCCTACCTCAAACTCCGCATCATCTGTGCCGCTATCAACGAGGGCTGGGAACCGCAGTTTACTGAGGATGAATGGCGGTATTATCCTTGGTTCTACCTCTACACACAGGCGGAACTCGACGACATGGGCGACGGGGAAAAGCAGGAGCGGCGAATGATTGACACCGGCGACTATGTAACTGAATATGCGGGCTTCGGCTTTGCGCATTCGTATCACGCCCCCTCGGCTGCGTCTGCGCACTTCGGCTCTCGCCTTTGCTTGCGAAGCAGCGACCTCGCCATTTACTGCGGGAAGCAGTTCATCAAATTATGGGCTGATTTCAACCTGATTAAAAAGTAATAGAAACAATCAACGGGGATAGTTTTCGGTCTATCACCCAATTTTATACAACAATGAGCAATACAGTAATACGCCCCAAAGACAGAGCCGAATGGCTCGAATACCGCAAAGACGGTATCGGAAGTTCCGAAGTAGCAACAATTCTCGGCCTCAATCCGTGGGAAACTCCATACCAATTATGGAGACGTAAAAAGGGGTTGGATGCCCCCAAAGACGAAACATTTGCGATGAAAGCCGGGCACTACCTCGAAGATGCCGTATCGCAGTTTTGGGCTGACGCAACAGGCCGAGAGGTAATCAAAAGTTCAGCCGGAGATTGGCTGTTCAAGAACAACGAAAAGGGCTTCTTGCAGGCTTCTCCCGACCGTACATATTGGTTGGACGACCACCGAAATCCGAACAACAAGGGAATTTTGGAATGCAAGACAACCCAAATGTCAATCGACCCCGACGACCTGCCGAAACATTGGTTCTGCCAGGTTCAATACCTGCTCGGTGTCTCGGAGTTTAAGCAAGGTTCGCTGGCTTGGCTATGCTCCGGCCGAGAATTCGGATATAAGGACATCGCATTTGTCCCTGACTTCTTCGGCTGGATGATTGAGGAGGTTGAACGCTTTTGGGTGGACAACATCATAGGGAACGTGGAACCGGAAGCCACTACCGTTACCGACGTCATCACGAAATACGCTCGCCACACAGAGGGTAAAATCATCGAAGTTTCCGACGACATTCTGACGGCCTGTAATCAACTGAAAGGCGGACTATATTTCGCAATACCTCCTCGACCGATACATCGAACACGACCCGCAAACCCGATATGCGGTGGAAGTGCAAATCAAGGATTATCGGGTAACGCTCGGCGGCGAGGTATCGAGCACACACCTTTTCAGCCCGGAGGAGATTCGCCGATTCGTTCGGGAGGCCGTCAATGAAATCGGATACACACGAGAGTATCAGGAACGCTGGGGTGCAGAGAACACAATTTGCGGCGACCTTTTGGACGTTGAAAGCCTCATCACCCAGCAGAGCAACGATATAGCACAAGGGCTGTCCGGCTGGGGCGACCAAGGCATTTTCTTCGGGTACTGCGAATACCGGCCTGACACCTGCGGAATGCCTCTTGACCATACCCTCGCCAAAAGACTGTGCAAAGACCTGTTCGAGAGCGGCATCGGAGGCCTCGACATCAAAACGCAGGTCATAACCAGCAACGATAAGGTCGAAAAGGTCATCGTGGCAATACCGCTGCTCGACGACACCAGCAAAAAGACCGTGAAACATTTCGTGCGCTCACGAATCAAAGGCCGGTATCAACTCATCATCAACGGCACGGGACGATATGTCAAGCACTCGTCTATCGCAGACTGCGGCACGACAGGCCGCAAATTGGCTGTGGATTTCTACGGCGGCAACAGTAAAATCGGCGGCGGTTCCCCTTGGACGAAAGACGCAAGCAAGGCCGACCTTACGCTGAACCTCGCAGCCCGCCGTCTCGCTATCAACTACTCGATGAAGTACAAAACGGACGTAATGACTGCCCTCGCCTGCTGCATCGGCAAACAGGCGGTGGATTTCATCGTTCAAGACACGGCGGGAAACACGTTGGCCGAGGGGACAATGGACATCAACCCGCAGGAGATATGCAAGGAGTTCAAGTTGAATACCCCTATTTATGCGTCAATGTGCCGCTGGGGACTGTTCGGCGAGTATCAACAGGACAAAGTATGGGAATGAGGCTATGAAAACCGAAATTGCAAAACTCTCGCAAATTCAGACCAACGGGGCAAATCCCCGTGTCATCAAGGACGACAAGTTCGACAAGCTGGTAAACTCGATACTCGCTTTGCCGAAAATGTTGGAACTCCGCCCTATTGTGGTAGACGACACGTTCGTTTCTCTCGGTGGTAACATGCGCTATCGGGCATTGACGTTCATCGCTGGGATGTCTTTCGACGACCTGAAAGCCAGGCTGTGCGACATCCGAGATTTTCAGAAAAAGACAGAGGCCGAGAAAGAGGTTTTGATTTCTTATTGGGAGCGTTGGCAGGACAATCCTACCGCCCCCGTTATCCGAGCCTCTGACCTATCGGATGCCGAACAAAAGGAGTTCATCATCAAAGATAACGTAGGCTACGGTGAATGGGACTTCGATATGTTGGCAAACGATTGGGATGCAGAAGACCTCGAAGATTGGGGATTGGATGTATGGCAGACCGATAACAACAACGGCGGCGGAGAGGCAAGCGAAAGCAGCAAACCCGCCAACGGTTCATTGACCGACCGTTTCGTTATTCCGCCGTTCTCTATCCTCGACACCCGCAAAGGCTATTGGCAAGCCCGTAAAAAGGTGTGGCGGGAACTTATCGGGGATATGGGCGAAAGCCGCAACGATACGCTGATAACAAGCCCCGAAATCAAGTACAAAGACATCTATCAAAAGACACGGGAGCATCGAGAATCGCTCGGCCTTTCATTCAAGGAATACCTCGACAAATATGTGCCGGAGGAAGTCAAAGAGCGAGAGGCGGCCAAAGTCCTGTCGGCGGGCGTGTCGTTGCTTGACCCCGTTATGGCTGAACTTATTTGCCGTTGGTTTGGGTTAGAACGGTGCAAGACATTCGACTGCTTCGCAGGCGATAGCGTGTTCGGCTATGTATCGGCCTATCTCGGCAATGAGTTCACCGGCATCGAACTCCGGCCGGAACAGGCTCAACTCAACAACGAGCGGGTCGAGGGAATGTCCGCACGGTATATCTGTGACGACGGGCAAAATATCGGACAACACATTGAGCCGAACAGCATGGATTTACTGTTTAGCTGCCCGCCGTACTATGACCTCGAAAAATACTCCGATCTCGAAAACGATGCGTCCAATCAGGGAACATACGAGGAGTTTCTCACAATTCTGGCAAACGCTTTCAAATCCGCCCTCGGCTGTCTGAAAGAAAACCGGTTTGCAGTTATTGTCGTCGGGGACGTTCGGGATAAGAAAACGGGCTTCTACTACAATTTCATTGACGATATGAAACGCATCTTCAAAGAGAACGGAGCAGCCCTGTATAACGAACTTATCCTCATAGAAACAGGAGCCAGCACAGCCCTCCGTGCCGCCCGCTATATGGAGAGCCGCAAGGTAGCCAAGATGCACCAAAATATCCTCGTGTTCTACAAAGGCAACACAAAAGAAATCAAGAACAACTACAAAAAAATCGAATATGCAAGCGAAGATTTGGAACTATTCAGAGTGGATAGCGGAGACGAATCCGCAGAAGATTAGAGAGCATTTCGAAAATCTGTTACGCAAGGCCGGATTCAATATTCTCCGCTTTACAGCCCACCATTTCGAACCGCAAGGATATACGGCTTTGTGGTTACTCTCAGAAAGCCACTTTGCCGTACACACCTTTCCGGAATATGGTAAATCGTACATCGAGTTGTCAAGCTGCAACCTCGAATACTATCAGCGTTTTTTGGAAATGACAAAAGAGTTGTAAAATGAGCGAGGCACAACAGAGAAAGCGTCGGCAGTTGAAATTATCCCGCCTCGAAATCGTGGCGCAACTCTACAAACGTGGTTACAGCATACGGAAAATCCAGTCCGAGGTAATGAAACGCCTCGGACTGGAAACCTATTCGACGGCCACCGTGAACAGGGACATCCAAACCCTCCTCAAAGAGTGGCGGGAAAGCCGCTTGGAGAATATGGATTTGGCCTTGCAGCTTGAATTGGAACGCATCGACGAAACCTGCCGGGAGTTGTGGGAACAATGGGAAAAGTCGAAAACCGACTACACCAAGACCGACCGTAAACAGAAAGGCTCGCCAACAAGAGACAGCAAGACGGGAGAAACATCTATCCGCACCTACCAAACCGAACGAAAAGAAACGGAGGTTATACGTCTCGGCGACCCGTCATACATTGCGGAAATCAGACAGCAGCTTGCAGAACGCCGGAAGTTGCTCGGCCTGTATGCCCCCGAAAAGAAAGATATTTCGGGCGATATGAGTTTTGCGGCATTCCTCATTGAGAGCGGCATCGTGGATGACAATGAAGAGAAATAACGACATATTACGGCAGCGAGGCATCGACCTGATGCGTTCGTGGAGAGAGGATTGGAACCGGTTTGTCCGGGACGGTCTCGGCGTTACCCTCGACAGGGAGCAGCAGGAGATTTTGTCCAGCGTCCAATTCAACCCTCGCACGTCGGTTGCTTCCGGCACGGCTCGTGGCAAAGACTTCGTCGCTGCTTGTGCTGCCATGTCATTTCTGTACCTGACGCCCCGGTGGAATACCCAACGCCAACTCATCGAGAACACGAAAGTTGCCCTCACCGCTCCGACTGACAGGCAGGTAAAAAACATTATGATGCCGGAGATTTCAAGGCTCTACAATCGAGCAAAATCACGAGGCATCGTACTGCCCGGACGCCTGAACGCCTATGACATTCGCACGGACAGCGACGAATGGTTCTTGACCGGTTTTAAGGCCGACGAGAATAATCACGAGGCATGGTCAGGCTTTCACGCCGTAAATACGATGTTTGTCATCACGGAGGCGTCCGGTATCAGCGATAATACGTTCGAGGCAATCGAGGGTAACTTGCAAGGCAATAGCCGTGTTTTGCTGGTGTTCAACCCCAACACCCCTATCGGGTATGCAGCCCGCAGCCAACGAGGGGAACGCTGGACGAAATTTCGGCTGAACAGCCTTACAGCCCCTAACGTCATCGAGCATAAAATCATCATTCCCGGCCAGGTTGATTACGAGTGGGTAGCCGATAAACTCGAACAATGGTGTACCCGTATCGACAAATCGGAGGTGCAAGAAGAACTCGACGACTTCTGCTTCGAGGGGAAATGGTATCGACCGGAAGACCTATTTCGCAAAAAGGTTCTCGGCAAATTCCCGAAAGTAGCTGACGATGTGCTTATCCCGATGCAGTGGATTGAGGCCGCACAGGAACGCTGGCGGAAACATAAAGGGGAACACACCGGCACAAATTGGCTCGGTGTCGATGTGGCCGGAATGGGACGGGACGCAACTGTCTACTGCAACCGCATCGAGAATTGGGTTGCCCCATTCAAAAAGCATAATTCAGGAGGCACGGCAGACCACATGAGGGTTGCGGGCGACATCATCAACCACCGCCGCCAGCACCATGCGTCGTTTGTCAGCATCGACACAATCGGCGAGGGTGCGGGTGTCTATTCTCGGGCACACGAGATTGACGACAGCCCGTATATCATAAGCTGCAAATACAGCGAGGGAGCGAAAGCCCGTGATAAAGAGCTGACCGACATCACGGGGCAATACAAGTTCCTCAATATGCGAGCATATCTGTTTTGGTGCATCCGAGATTGGCTCAACCCCAAGAATAACACGGGAGCCATGTTGCCGCCGGACGAAGAATTTGCCCAAGAAGCAGCCGAAATCCGATGGTCGTTCCGCTCCGACGGCAAAATAGTCATCGAACCCAAAGAGGACATCAAAAAACGGCTCGGACGCTCTACCGACAAATTTGATGCGCTGGCCAACACGTTCTATCCGGTTGTCATCAGGCGTCCGGTGGATAAAAGACGCATTGCGGGAGCTGTGTACTAATTTTTTTTTGCAAACAAAATGATTATAATATAAACAGTTATGGCGACAATCCAAGAAATCATCGACAAGAACAGACCGGTAACGGAGATAATCTCCGACTTGAAAGAAAAAGCCGTTTGCGTACCGGCATGGACGGGACGTTGGGGTTTGATACACGAGTACGACCCCAAGAAACACCCCGTAATGAACAAAGCCAAATATCCCGACATTGTGAAAGATGACGGCACTATTGACTACGTTACTCGCATCACATACGACCTGCAACGATTGGCAGTAAAACGCATGACGGAACTGTGCTTCGGCATACCTGTTAAGCGCATCTATAACCCCCAAAACGACGGGGAGCAGAAAATTGCCAAAATGTTGGAGGCAATCTACAAGCGGAATCGCATTGACAGCGTGAACATCGAACGGAGCAACATGCTGTTCGCCGGTTGTGAAGTCATGACGCTGTGGTATGCCGTTGAACAACGGCACAACCTTTACGGATTTGATAGCCCGTTGAAATTGCGGTGCAAAAACTACTCGCCGATGCAGGGAGACGAATTGTACCCGCTGTTCGATGAGTATGGCGATTTGATTGCCCTATCCGTTGGTTACACCCGAAAGAAACTCGGCAAAACCGTTTCATACTTCGACACCTACACCGACAACAAGCACCTGAAATGGTCGAACGAAAACAACGGTTGGCAGCTTATCGAGGATGATGATATTACCCTCGGCAAAATCCCCGGCGTATATATGTTTCGCCCGACGCCTATTTGGGAGGACACCTCGAAAATTGTGTTCGAAATTGAATGGGCGTTGAGCCGCAACGGTAATTACCTCCGCAAAAACAGTAGGCCGGTGTTCTGCGTCTTTGCAGACGAAGAAATAAAGTTCGGCGGAGAAGAATCCGAAAACAAGGAGTTCAAAAGCGTGTTGCAATACCCCAAGGGTTCATCAGCCAATTATATAACATGGCCGCAGGCTGTTGAAAATCTGAAATTCCACATAACAGAGCTGCGACAATCGTTCTTCACGCAGTTGCAGTTGCCGGATTGGAGTTACGAAAGCATGAAATCAAACCCCATGTCGGGCGAGAGCCGTAAGCAGCTATTCATTGATGCCCAACTCAAAGTCGAGGACGAGAGCGGGCGTTTGCTTGAATTCCTCGACCGTGAAATGAACGTCGTCAAAGCGTTCCTCAAAACGATGCTGCCCGAGAAACAATGGAAAGACGTGGATAGCCTGCAAGTGGAAATGAAGATAACGCCGTTCACGATTACCGATGAAAAGGACACGATTACATGCCTCACGACGGCCAACGGTGGCAAACCTATCATTTCACAGCGTCAGAGCGTCGAAATGTACGGCAAGAGCAGCGATGTCGATAAAACGATGCAGGAACTCGCCGAAGAACAAACCGTCGATGCGTTCAACTTATCCGAGTAGACCCATGACAAAAGTACGTATATCACAAATGACGTTCGGAGAAAGCGAGTTCGTCCGGGGTAATAAGGTTTGGAGGGCTGAATCGCTGTACTTGTTTGCACAGGCCAAAGGCTACGAAGTGCGAGACCTCCCGCTGTGGGCTGTGGATTTGACCGACAGTCCGTTTTCGGCAGACAACCTATCGCAGTTTATCTTCCAATGCAAACGGGTGCAGGATTGCTCGCTGGACTATCCTATCATCCTCGACGATTGCGGGCAGATTGCCGACGGTTATCACCGCCTGTGCAAAGCGATTTTGGAGGGACGTGAAACCATAAAAGCGATACGGTTGGAAGAAATGCCTGCCCCCGACCGCATAGAGGAGGAATGACAATGGCCGCAGCGAAAAAAAAGCAACAGCGGGAACGACCGAAATATGCGTGTCGGGACTGCGTTCATAGCTACGATTGGCACGAAAAGAATTGGCGGGGAGAACTGTTTATGTGCCGCTGCCCGCACTACAAGGAGGGGAAGTTCTCGAAGTTCTTGGACGACCCGCAATGCAATGTATTTGAATTGAGAGGTAATGGCACGGCTGGATAAATGGGAGAGTAAGCACCTGAAAGACGTGGAGCGTTATGCACGGCAGATTGAAGCTATTTATCGGTCTGCCGTGCGTGAGGCTGCTGCTATCGGGGCATCTGTGCCCCATTTCAACCCCGACAAGCCCTTTTCGTTCGCCAGCTATCCAAGCACAAAGGCTCGCATCGAAAAGCTGCTACACACGTTGAAAACGGGCATATCGACGGTCATTCTTAACGGCATCGAGGCCGAGTGGACGTTGGCGAACAATAAAAATAGCGAATTGTGCAACATCGTGTTCGGTGAATATGCCAAGAGGCTATCGCCGGAACAGGCTCGCAAGTATTACAACCCCAACGACAATGCCCGTAAAGCGTTCATGGAGCGCAAAATCGGCGGTTTGAAGCTATCCGACAGGGTATGGCGGTACACGGAGCAATTCAAAACGGAGATAGAAATGGGCATCGACCTCGGTCTGCGGGATGGGCTTTCGGCCGATGAAATGAGCCGGACACTACGGCAATACCTACAACACCCGGACAAGTTGTTTCGACGTGTTAGGGATGAGCACGGGCAGTTGCACCTATCGCAACGAGCAGCTGCATTCAGTCCCGGCCAAGGGGTCTACCGCTCCTCATACAAAAATGCCCACCGTTTGGCTGCGACCGAAACCAACATCGCCTATCGGACTTCGGATTATACACGCTGGCAACAACTCGATTTCGTGGTGGGCATAGAAATTCGGCTGTCGAACAACCACACCCTCAATTGGCGGGCGTTTACCGACATTTGCGATGAGTTGGCCGGACGTTATCCCAAGAATTTCAAGTTCACGGGCTGGCATCCGTATTGCCGCTGCCACGCCGTTACGATACTCAAAACATTGGAGGAAATCGAGGCAGACAACGAGCAAATAATGCTCGGACAACCGTTGAACGGGGAAAGCGCAAACAGGGTGTCCGACGTACCGCAAAATTTCAAGGAATGGAGAAACAAGAACCACGACAGGATTGAAAAGGCCACCAACAGCGGGACGCTACCTTATTTCCTGAAAGATAACAGACAATACGCACAAAAAGAGGGCGGCCAATGACCGCCCTCCTTTTTTCAGATTCTACCTTACGCCAAGTTCACGTCAAGGCGTAGCATAATGCCTAATGCCGCAGCAATGCGGATGAACGAGGAGAGCTGCAAATCTGTTTCCCCTTTCTCGATGCGATTGATGTAGGTGCGTTCCCGCCCGACACGCTCGGCAAGTTCCTTTTGCGTCATGCCGAGTTCTTTGCGCCGCTCCCGCAGCATTTCGCCATAATACCAGGCACGAGCCTTTGCGTCGAACTCTTCCCGTTCCGGAGTGCCGACCTCGCCAACCTCTTTGGCGAGTACCGTTTCGGCCTTTACGAACCCCGGTTTCTTGCTGAAATCCGTCTGCCGGAGTTTCTGCAATTCCTCTGCTGTTAATCGGTTGTTTGTCGTACTCATAGCAATTTTCTTAAAATGTTGATAGCCTTTGTAATCTCCTTGTCGTAATCCTTTGTGCTTTTCTTCACAAAGCCATTCAGTAGGATAACGCTCGATGCGAGGTTGATATTTTCATTGTCCGCCGAAAACAGGATAACCCGAACTTCATTATCAACCGAAACCCGCAACTCGTAAAAATCGGTGTTCGTCAATTTCTTAACGAACTTGGTCGGTATCGGCTGTACGGACTCCAAAATTGATACCGCATAGCGTAATTTTTCACGGGTGCGAGTATTTGAACTCTGTTCAAACTCAATGTATTCCGGCGAAAATATCAAATCTCTTTTCATCTTATCGTTATTTCTACACCGCAAAAGTAACTAATTAGTTACATTTATACAAATCTTTCACAAGAAATGTGCCTATTTTCTCCGTTTTTTTCTCTGTACGGGTTCTTTCGTGATAGTGCATCGCCGCCCGTTGTAGGGATTGCCGGGAGTGATTTTCAGATTCCAAAGACGTGATACTTGACACCCTATTTCCTCCTTGCTGAATTGGTCGTATATCGCCGCCAGCGAGGTGAAAAACCAATCTGTGCGGGATGGTTCGTCCGGCACGGGTGGTTCCTTGAACGACACCCGATAGATAAACTCCCGTTCACTCATTGCTACCTCCCTTTCTTACCAGCGTTAATTGGTCGAGACGGTCGGGAAACCAATATGCGTCGCTATCCAAAAACACGATGCCGCAATCTTCGTCTTTGGAATAACGGTGCGGGCATAGGAAACTGTCCGGCTTGCAGAAACCCAATACCTCATTGGGACCGAACGTTACCCCGTAATCGTTGGTAAACATAACCATATCGCCAACGGACAAATTGTTATTTGTGTCGATAACTTCCGAAAGGCGGGCATAAATCATCCTGCCATGTTTTTTCTCTAACTCTGCTTTCCAACGCAGAAATTCCGCTTTATAACTTCGCTCCATAACTAATGTGCTAAATAATAAATACTTGGTTCTTGCGACACGTTGTAAATCCAACTTCCGCAACGCACCAACAAGGCATCCTTGCCATAGAACATCTTTCTCATACCTGCGATGCTGCCGGTTATATGGAAGCAGGGAAACCGGTCGATTTTCAGACGCTCTCCGTCTGCTTTGTATAGGGTTTTCGTTCTCATGGCATCTGTTCTATTTCGTAAATAGGCCTCCAACCGATAACTTCACCGGCAGGGGCAGCCCAACCGGGATATGCCCACACCCACCATTTGCGATCGATATATCTCATTATGACGAAAGGGTGCTGCACACAAGAGGTTTTGCCCAATACGGTTGCGCCATCCTCCGGCAACTCTTTTTCGGCGTCTCGCCAGCGGAGCATTTCTCCTCGTTCAGATTGTGCTCCAGCTATAAATCCCCATTCCGTATTTTGACATCCGGGGCATTTTACGGCATATTCTTTTGCTCTTTCCTCAATCGATTTCATTGTCTTTCAGTTTTTGGATAAAATTTCGCAATGCGACACAATCGTCTGCCCCTATCCCGCAAGTGCCTACAACGGTGCAACAACAATCAGAGCAATATGCTTTTACCGCTTTCTGCCGCATCCGCTCCTCGGCCTCCTGTTCTGCAATATCTATTGCGGTGTATGCAATCGAGGCATCAACCATGCGATCGCCGTTATTCATAATGACCGCATCTTTATCAAGATATTTTCTTGCATTTTCGCTTTTCATTGTAATGCTGTTTTCAAGGTTTCGTAAAGGGTATCTATCATCGTCTCCGCCGCTTTCATATCGCTAACTATATCTGCGATATGGTAAGGCGCACCGTTCTTGCCGTGGCCATCATCGCCAATCCACAAGGAGGCTTCATAATCCGGGTCGAACCCCTCGTAATATCGCTCGATTTCAGTCAAAAGGCTATCGGGGTCATCACCTTTCATATCGACACTGAAATTGAAGTCCTGTCCAGCCGGCGTATATTGGGAAAACTCAAATACAACAATACCGGGTGTGGGGGTATCGGTATCAACTTGCCAGCCCAAACCTGTGGCTACGGTCGTAATCTGTTCAATCAAGTCCATTTTTCAACTGGTTTATGAGTTTGCCAAGTCCTCGTCCGTCCTGTATCGTTTTGCCGGTTGCCCAGCCGCTGTACGGAAAGAACGTAACGGTCTTACCTTTGTGAACGAACTGTATTTTTTTGTTGTCCCGCAGCGTGATTGTGTAACCAAGCTGCTCAATGCGCCGGACTGCATGGGATATTCGCTCCGGCTCCAGCCGCTCCTGTCGTTCAATGTTCAATCTTGCCATGTCCTACGATTTTTTCAGGGTGTACGGGAAAATCCCAATCAACCACTTCTGCTGGTAACGTCGAGTGGATGCGGCCTCCGAGAACCAACCCGCAATCATTCTCGGCATATTCTTCCGCCTGCGCTCTGCTGACGGCCTTAATTTTGAACTCGCCCTTGAACACAAACCGAACAGGGACGGTATAAATTTGCTTTTTGTCGCTCATATTTTCAGATTTTGCCGCCTGACAATCGTAGGCGATTTTGGAATACCCGTAAGGGTATTTTATATTTCTACTTTACTATACTCTCCTTTACTTTACTCTACTATGGGGTATTGAAACGCCGAAACTACGCCGTAATTCATTGTTTTGTGTATTATGGCGGGGTTTCGGCGTGCCATAATTACTCGAAATCGGGATATGTCATTTCGATAGGCATATCCGGCTCTCCCTCGAACTCGTTATTACAGGCGGAAGCGAAAGAGGGCGTATCACTTCCCAGCGTGGTGTCTTTCCACAACTGTCCGTTGGGGTCTTGGTAAACCGGCCTGTCCCAGCTATCGATGCCGATAAATTTCAAATCTGTCCTTTTCATGTTTCGTTGGTTTTAAGCAGCCCGCCATTCACACCTTTTCAAGCCGAATGGCGGGCGGTTATTGTTTATGCGGTTACTTTTACACGATTGAGCAAAGCCCCCGAAATCTCGTGTAATTCTCGGCTGCGGCGGGGTTCAAGTTCCCGTGCGTGTGCCGTGATAGCCTGCGTCAGCTTCCAAAGGGTTGCCCCGCCCTGTACTCCGTCGTCGGGGTCGTTACGCATGAGGATTTTTTCAACGCTCTCACCCTCCGATTTCAGCAACGAACCGGCTTTTACCAGCCGTTTCAGTTCTTGGTCGAAGTCTACGTCGATTTCGGCTGCCCCCTGAATCTCGATAGCCTTTTGCATGATATTGTCCTTGCTGAACAAGCCCCTCGTTAGGTCTCGAACTGCGGAAACCGTCTTGCGGGTATCAAGTTCGTAGGTACGATTGGAGAGTTGCAGGTTATCAGGGAGGCGGGAGCCGAGGTGTACCTGTTTCATCACGCTCTCCCGAACCATACCATTAAGGCAAGCCCCATTAAGCAGAAATGCCCGCATATCAACCGCTCCGTCGCCATAGTCGGAGGTGCTGAACCTCGCCCCTGCGAAAATCACCACCTCGCCGTTCTTTACCGTCGGGACAACGATGGGCTGCGGCAGTATCGTTTCCGCCCATACTTTCGTGTCGCTCATATAGGCGTCGGCAATAACAGCCCCCTGCTGGCTCGCTTCCTGTACGAAAGCAGTAAGGATTTCAACGCTGTTCAACCGGCGGTAGCTATCGCTCAACACACCTCGAACCTGCTGGCCGACCGTGCGGATAAGAACCCGTGTGCGTTGCGTCCAGCCGCTGTGTTCGTTCAGAACTGTTGCGGCGAGTTGTCGTTGCCATTCGTCGCCGGAGGCAAGCTGCCGGAGATAGCGGGAGGGGATTCCCATTTTATCGGCCAACTGTCCGATAGCGTTGTCGTGGAGCGTGTATTGCCCGCTCTTCATATTCATCAGGACGTGGCCGTTTCCGCTGAACGTGATTATCGGTGAGTGGTCGTTGCGGCGCAGTTCCACTCCGATAGGGGCGATATAATCCTGTGCGATTTTCCCCTCATTTACCAAGCGTTCCATTGTGGCCTGTACGCCGACGGCCTTGTTTTCAATCATGCGCTGAACCTTGTTGATTACAACTTCGTTCAAACCTTGCTGCGTTGTCATTGCTGTTTCCATTTCTGTTATTTTTTGGTTGTTAATGAATTGTCAAATCCGTGAGATATGCGAGGGCTTCATTGTAGAGTTCCTCGGCGGGCAGGTTGTCCGAGCTTGGCTCGAACCCTGCCATATATGCCGCTTCAATTATCTGTGTCATAGCCATTATTTGTACTCGGCAATCAGTTTGTTTAACATTGCCCGCATCGCCTTGTCGTCCTTTTCGAGATTAAAAATGCGGGTAAGTTCTTTTGCGTAGGCGTTTGCTTCTGTGAGTGCAGCAGTCAGTTCTTTGTCTGCGTGTTCACGTTCTGCCTCTCTTTTGCGGCGTTCTTCTGCGAGTTCTCGCCGAAGCGTAAGGATTTGCCCTCTCATCCGGTTGCTCATCTCCTCAATGCCTCCCTGCTTAATCCATACCTTGCAGAACTTATCCTTATCGAGTTCGCTTGCCATATATTCGGCTTCAATCTCTGTATAGAGTTCAGGGGTAGTTATAAATCCCGTCCGCTGTTCAAATTCTTGCTGTGTCATATCTCTGTTATTTTTGGTTTTCGCTATGATTGTTTTATAATCACATTGCAAAGTAAGTGAAGTATATTTGCTATAACAAATTTTTCACGGAGAATTTTTAACTGAATAGGTTATTTATTTTCAATCAGCATTTTATGGCGTTGATATTCAAAACCAAACATTTGAAATAAAATTTATGATTATATTATAATCGCTATCCGATTTTTGAGTATATTTGTCGCATATAATATGAACAGTTAATTTTTAACGGTATGAGAAAAGAGATTTTGGATGCGCTGAAAGCCAAATTCACGGGGGTCAGCGAAGCAATCTTGGGCAGGATAGCCGACAAGTTGGCGAAGACTGCAACAACGCAGGAACAGGTTGCAACCGCAGTAGAGGGGGTAACGTTCCAACAGGTTCTCGAAAGCTACGGCGACAGCCGAGCGACGGAAGCCCAGCAGACCGCAGTATCGAACTACGAAAAGAAACATGGTCTGAAAGACGGCAAGCAGGTCAAAGGGGGCGCATCTGCTGAACAAAACGGCGAACCCAGCAATCAATCCGGTAACGGAGGCGACGAAACTCCTGCGTGGGCAAAGGCAATCATCGACGGGCAAAAAAGCCTTTCCGACCGCCTTTCTGCAATCGAGGGCGACAAAGTTACCAGCAGCCGAAAACAGAAATTCGATGCAATCATCGGCAAGTTGCCGGAAGACCTCCGCAAGCCTTACGCCCGCACGGACATCAAGAGCATTTCGGACGAGGAGTTCGACACCCTTTTGTCCGAGGTAGGAACGGAAGTCGAAGAACTTGCCAAGACCGCAAATGCGAAAGGAGCTGTTTTCGGAAGACCGGCCACCGGCGGCGCAGCAAAGACCTCAACGAACGGCGTCAAGGAAGCGACGGACGAGGAGGCACAGCGGGTCGTGGACGGCATGAACTTAGGTTAAACCATTAAAATTCAAAGACAATGCCTACCGCAGATTTGAAAAGAACCTCTAACGAGGTGAATGACGGGCTGGATGCTATCGTCATTGTGAACGACTTGGGTGATGTCCCCGGCGGACGCACCCTTGACGTGTCGGGGCTGCCCGCAGATGTCGATGTCGTCAAGTCAGGCCATATCCTGATTCAGGATGACAAGACGAAAGCAGTAAAGCCGCTCGGAGTGGCCAGCAATGCGTACGAAACGCTGCCGGCGGGACATTCGTATCTAGGCGTTCTGAAAGCCTCTGTGCTGAAAAAAGACCCGAGAGCTGCAATCCTGACCATCGGCCAGGTCAATGCAGCGGCAAGTCCTTACCCCGTGACGGCGGCAATCAAAACGGGATTGCCCCGCATCGAGTTCCTTAACGTCTAAAACAGAAAGGAGATTAAATTATGAATCCGTCATTATTCATCGAGTACATTGACAAGTACTTCCGTCTCGTAATCGGAAAGATTACCGAAAAAATCAACGACAAGAAAAAGGAGCAGCAGCTTCTGCACAAGACGATGCTCACGGAGGAATACTCCGCTGACCTCACTTGGGGTTCGACCGAGCTGAACACCTCCGTCGTGGCCGCTGATGTCGTGGCTATGGACAGCTCCCTGCCCTTGAAAAAGCGGGATAAAATCAGCAACGCAAGTGGCGTTATCCCGAAAATTGGTATCAAGTTCAGCAAGGGCGAGAAAGCCATTTCCGACATCAATGTGATGCGGGCAAGAGGAGCCGACGAAACCACCGTCGTAGGTAAAATCTTCGACGACGCCCCGAAAGCAATCAAGGGTGTGGATGTCCGCAAGGAAATCATGTTTCTGCAAGCTCTGTCCACCGGCGTAACCCTTGTCCCTGACGAGGAAAATGTAGGCACGGGCGTCCGAGCCGATTTCGGTTACAAGGCCGAAAACACGTTCCACGCAACCACGGCCAAATGGGGTGAGGCTAACGCAGTTCCGCAGGACGACGTGCAGCAGCTTTTCGACAAGGCACAGGAGGACGGCAACTCGATTACTCTCGTGATGTTGTCGAAAAAGTATTTCAACCTGTTCCGCAACTCGAAACAGGGAAAACTGCTCGCTGCGAACTACAACAAGCAGGTCATCACGAACGAAAATACGCTGCCGGTTCCGTCACGGGAAACCATGCTGGAAGCGTTAGCTGACGAGTATGGAGCCACGTTCCGCATCGTCGATTCGTCGTTCAGAATCGAAAAGCCGGACGGCTCCCGCGTATCCGTGAAGCCCTGGGCAGAGGCCAACGTCGTAGGTTTGCCCAGCGAGAACGTAGGACGCCTCGTGTATGGTACGCTGGCCGAGGAAACCAACCCCGTTGCCGGTGTGAACTATCAGAAATCCGGTTCGCATATCCTCGTTGCAAAATACTCGAAGACCGACCCGCTCAAAGAGTTCACCACCGCACAGGCTTTGGCCTTACCGGTTATCGACGGTGTGGATAGCATCTACATCCTCCATGCAGATTCAACCGGCGAGGAGTTGAGCGTCAATCCGACCTCTTTGGCGTTCCCGAAATCGGGTTCGAGCAAGACGTTCGATGTTCACTACGACGGGGATGCTTCCGAGCTGACCATTGAGGCCGACGAGGAATGGCTGTCCGTTACGCTTTCGGGCAACAAAGTAACCGTAAAGGCTGCTGCCAACACAGAGGCCGAACGAACCGGCAAGGTTACCGTAACCGACAAAGAGGACAACTCCGTCGAGGTATCAGTAACACAGGCCGCAGGTAACGCCTAAACGTCATGGCAACAGTTCTCGAATCGCTGAAAGGCATCAATGCCTACCCTATTCCGTTGCGTTCCCTCGTGGACGCAGCGGAATATCGTGGGCTTGATATGACGGCAGAGGCAACGCAGGAGGTTATGCAAACGACGGCATACAAACTCACCCAAGCAGACCTCCTATTATGGCTCTCCCTCGCCCCCGACGTTACGCAGGGCGGGCAATCATACAGCTTTACAGACGAACAACGAGTACAGTTCCGAAACAGGGCAAACGCCCTATACGGAGAATGTCAGGAGGAGGGCAACAAACCGAAATCCATTTACGGGTACAAAGGTTCAAGGCTATGATTATCGCAAACGGCACAATCGAAGCGAAGATAAAGACAGGCGGAGGGATAGACCCTAAAACGGACTATCCTATCGCCCCGTCTGTTTCTTGGTGTAATCCTATCCCGTGCCAATACCGGGCAAATAAATACAGCAACAAAGGCATGGCAAACGGCGAGGCATTTACTATCGCTTCCTATGAAATCCTCATAGACGAACAGCCTTATGATGCTGAAATGCTACGGTTGCGGGATGCCGGAGGAAAAATGCTCGGAGAATTTTCCGTCATCGAAATAGAGCCGTTACCGGCGGTTTGTCAATTACGGATTTTGGTCTGATATGGGAGCAAAGCAGATAACACCGATGTCGGAGGTCAATGCGTACCTCGAAGAACAGATACAGAGGATTGAACGACAAACAATCTATAATCTGTCCTACGTCGGTGAACGCTGCATCAATGAAGCCCGATCGACCAACTCCTACAAAGACCAAACGGGAAACCTCCGT